CGCCCAAGCTGGATGTTGTCTTTCAAAGTTGATAGCAATCCTTCCATAGTATTCGCTTGTTTTTTCATTGCACCATCGAATCTGTCGAAAATAGTTGTGAATTCTGCCCATATTTCGCTGGACTTTTTCCCTTCTTTTTGCATCTGCTCTAGTTTTGCCCTTGCTTCTGCACTCATAATGCCCATTTCTTGTAGACGAGCAGCAGCTTCTCCAAATGGTTTACCGCTAGAGATAGCTACATAAGCACGACCAAACCAGAATGCGACTTGATCTATGGATTGACCCGTTACGGCAGCCGCATCTCCGACTTTTCGTAGATTTTTCATTGTGTCCAAAGCTTCTCCACCAAAAGTTAACAATGTTTTGCTGGCATTCAGGATAGGTTGTGTTTCAAATGGTGTTTCAGCTGCGAAATCGTACAGATCTTTTATATGTTTCTGCGCTTTATCGGCAGAACCAAGCAGTGTTTCAAATTGCAGCGTAGCCGTTTCAAGCTGTGCATTGGTTTTGACGGCATCTTCTGCCACACCTTTCAATGCCATCCCAACGCCAGCAACAGCTCCAGCTATACCCAGACCTGTTATTATGCCTTTCAATTTTCCAAGTCCAGATTGTGCCGACTCAAAACCTTCTTTGGTTTTATCCTTGGCAAGGATTTCAATCTCTATCGTGTCTTTAGCTGCCACGCAATTTCTGCTCCTTCTCGAAAAACTTCATCCATCTGAAAAGCCATTCTAGTTTTGAAATAGATGGAACTAGTTCCCATGGCGGAATTTTCCATTCTCTGCACGCCAAAAGTACAATCACCCAAATTGGAATTGACCCTTTGTATTCAAATGCTGCCTCAAGATCGAAAATTATTTTGGGTTTTGGGTAATATTCTTAACCTCCTCCATTGCCTCAGAAAATTTTTGCATGACTGAATTTAGCTGCGTCAAAGAGACACTACCGATCAAACGTTTTGCAGCATCCTCTGGAAGGTATTCCTCATTTTCACCCACAACAAATTTGGATAATATGTCACGAATTACAAGTGCGCTAGTGCTCTTTTCTTCTAGACGAACCAAATCATCCAAGGTTAATCTGTTCAGATCTATCTTGAACTTTATTTTCATGGCAAAGTTGCCTCATCTATGACGATTGTAGCTGTGAAAATTTTCCCAGTGACGCTGTCATAAGAAAGTCGCAATGTTGCTTCTATTATGTCGTTGCCGTCCAAATCACCTATCTTGTCGAATTTCTCCCAAACACCCCAACAATCAAGAGACAAATTTTTCTTGCTGTACGAACCAGCTTGGCTCAAATCCGATCCACGTGCTTGTATTCTTATGAATCTTGGAGATTTACTTCTCCATTTCTCTTTTTCGGCAACAGCACTTGCGTTGTGGATGAAAGTGGCTTTTAATGTGCCTTCGAATTTTTCATAACCAATAAATGACCTGTTCAAGGTATAGTCTGCAGCATACACAGGTATGAGACCAGTCTTTATCTCCAACGAAAAACCTACAAGAGTGTTAGGTAACGTTGTGCCGCCATAGGTCTCAGATGGATCTTCCACGGTGAAAACACAAGATGCGAATGGAATATCTTCTACAGTCGGCACCGACAAACCAGAAGTAAATGCACTCATTCCCGATACATCTGTTCCAATCCATGTGGAGCTAGCTTTCAGATATTCTTTCGGTGCACCAGAAATCGTAAAGGATTCACAAAAAGCACCAGCCATGCGTTCCACTTTTTGGTTATCTCCAGCTTCGAATGTGAATGTAGCTATATTTGGAATTGCTGAGACGGGATAAACGTATGTCCAAACTTTTCCACTTCCAGTGCCATCATTCGTTGGAGTTATGCTAGCTACTCCACCATGGAAAATATACCGAAGCTGCTCGAATGTCGCAGGCATGTCGGAAATTTCCAGCTTTCCCTCTGTGTATGTCGTAACTGCTCTATTGGTAGGCACGATGATGCCGACATTTTCATCAATAAATTCCAAACCACGTGTATCCTCTATGCCAGAAGCTTCTGCACGCAAAATCGTGGTTGCTGCTACTGGCGTTCCAGACACAGTTTCTTTCCCAAGTTGAATTTTCCTTAAACGCTTTATCCCAGGCATCTATCACTCCTCTTTATCTGATTTCTCAGAAATTGCGCTAGACCTTTTGTCTTTTTCTTTGTGGTATAAGCTACTGCCAGAAATCAAATTCTTGTAACATTCATACTCATCATCAGACAAATCTCTAGCAGGTACTCCAGGTATCCACTCACCATTTCCAACATATCTTATCATACACACCTCACGTATGAACTTGTATCTTTACCTTTATCAAAAACCTGTATCCGATATGAATTTCATTTCCCCATTCCAGTTTCCCGAAAACTCTCCGAATTTCAGTGATTGTGTCCACAGTGTTAGACAAAGTTGGATCTGCAATAATATATGCAAGAAAATTGTCTTTCCATTGCTGTGCATCTGATATGGCTTTCGGAAGCAAAACCCGTGAAGCATGAAATTCCACAGATATTTCGACCAAATCATCAGCCATTCCCGCAGATAGCAGATTTGTCTCAGCTGATGTTTCGTACACTACGGAAAATGGAAGTGCCCCGACATTTTCAGTCGGCTCACTTGTGGAAATCAATGCTCCACTTAATTTCGCATATGCGGACAGTTTTTCCATTGCTCCAGCTAAACTCATATCATACCACCCATCTTTGCAAGCCACAATTTTCTAAAATGACCGAAATATCTGGATCTAGCTTCTGCACATATTTCTGCTGACCCAAATCACTTATTGCCCCAACATCTTGATACGCTTGTTGAGCCCGCTTTAGCCACCGTATTGTTTGAATTATGACTGCTTGCTTAACTATTTCTGGTGGGGATAAGCTATATCCCCATTTTCCAGTTATGCGGATATTTCTGTCACCAACCTGCCACACATCAGGATTCATTATTTGCCACACTGGTGTTTCTCCGAATGGTCGTGGTATCATTCTATTTGTAGGTATTTCTATCCAAGTCTCACCATCTGGAGTAACTTCCACCTTCTGTGGTGGCCAAAATGCCAATTCTGGAATAGAAAGTTCACGTTTGCCATTGCCAGACAGAAGCTTAGCTGTATCTGTCTGAACTTTGTATGCCCCAATTGGTCGTCTGGTATAGCTATCCACCAACTCCGAAGAAGCATTTATTAAGCGACCAATAAGTGCGCCATATGTTCCAGAAGGATACTCACTGTCTGGCAATGAAGCTAGAATATCCTCTACTGATGCATATGCAACAGCCATGTTACTTCCACTTAGACATACCTACTACATCGACACCGAAAGTAAAGCTTGCTGATGAGCCAGAAATGTTGTATGAAGCCCGCAAATACGGTTGGCTGCAAGAAAATGGGCTCATCTGCCATCCTGCAGAACTAGAAGCCGAAAATTCTTTTGCATCACTCCAGCCACTTGTGCCGTCAGGACTTTCCTGCACTTTTAGCAGAAGACTTTGACCAGATCCGCTAGTACTACTCACATTCAGTATGCACTGGAGTTCTTCTACAGAATTCACAAGTTCAGCGATAGAAACAGCAGTACCTGTTCCAGAAGTGTTCCTTGCAGCCATTTCTAAAAGTTGTTTTCCAGAAAGAATACCTACCATCACTACCTCCACTACTGTGCAACTTTTTGGACTTTTACACGCCAAGGCTCAACTAACATTCCGCCAACCCTTCTGCGCCCAAGAATAAGCGTCATGTTCTGTTCGGCATATAGTTCGGAAAGTCGTTGAATCGACAGACCAACACGATCCAAGACAATATATCCATTCAGATCTCCAAAGATAATTGGATAAGAATTCGCTTCTACTTCTGGCATCATCGATTCACGAACAATCGGGAAACCTAGAAGACTTGGGACAGTCGCTCCAAATCCACCAACCTGCGTAGCAACTGGCCAATAGTACAGAGATGTATCTGAAGCTTTCATTTTGCGAATGATCGCTTCTGTAGTCTTGCTGAAGTACCATTTGGCATTGGATTCGTATTGCTCTGGAAGAGCATATGCTAGTGAAATCAATCCGTCAGGAGTAAGCGTAGAAGCTGAACCGCTGTTCACAATAGACGGAGAATTTGCGCTACCTATTGCGGTCAGAATTCCCATTGGTTGTGAAGAACCATTTCCAGAAATGAAAGCCTCATTTTCCCCAAGGGCAAATGATTCTGCCAGAATATCCGACACAAGACCGAAAACATCGAAAGCAGAATCTTCCAAGAAATTGTTGCTGATAGGGACAGACGCCATAGCAGTTGCTACAGGTATACTGTACATGCCGAACATTTCACTGGTGTTTACGCGATGGGATGTTGCGGATGGTGTTTCACCTGTCCACGAAATCCTCATCGGAGAAGTGTATTTGTCCCCTGAAGAATTTACTTTTGGCCACTGTGCCAGGTCACGACTTGTAACCACCACTCTAGCATTTTGGCGGATGGTAGACTTTGCTGCGATCTTCTGGATGAGTTGCGCTTGGAAATCTGGCGGTACAAGAAAACCTCCAGCGTTGTCCATGCCTTCACTCAAGGTCTTAGCATCAGTTGCACCCAATCCTTGTTTTCCAAATCGAACATATGCTTCGAATGCGGAAGCATATTCTTTCTTCTGTACCTTTGCCGGCACATAGAATCTGACCGTACGCTTCTCTTCACGCGGAACACGATACACTGGATCAAGAGAAAAAGACTTTACGTCCACGTCTACCCAATCTTGTGTAGAAAATTCTACATCACCTTCACCTGGAGCGGAAATTCTCCACTTTGCGGAACTTGGAGTCATTGGCTCAACCAAAAATGATTTATGGCTATCCAATTTCTCCAACATGGAAATCTGCTCCTTCAGTACATCTGCTTCTCCAAGAATTTGCGAAATCTCTGCAGAAACAGACTCTGGTACTTCTTCGACATTTGCTATCGCAGCCATTTTCTGGCTTGCGGTGTCGACCAGTTCTTTGTATTTGCTAATTAGATTTTCAATTTGCATTTCTCCACCTCCAAATAATATTTTTGTAGTTGTTCAATCCGATTTTTCAATTTCAGTACAGAAACCTTCTTCGATTTTTGGTCTTCTGTACTATCGTACACCATCCCAAGAATTTCCTCTAGAATGGATATTGCTTGTCTAATTTTGTCGGCATTTTGTGACGAAAGAACGCGTCCAACTTTCTCTTCTCCAACAGCCGACATGTAATAGCTTTTTTGCACTTGCTTGAAGTCTGGCGGCACTTTCCCGAATTGCTCATAGTGTTTCGCCAAATGCTTATACACCGCTGCGCGATCTTCGTCAGGAATGTCCACTCCGCCACGTGCCCCCATGAGTGCTCCCATTGCGGCACGAACACCCGACCATACCGCTTTCCCAACGCCTTTCTTCTCCGCTACATGATGCGGCAACTTTAGGTCACTGTATTTCTCTGGCGGATATGTTTCCGAAAATGTGAAATGCGCACCTATTCTTATCCGCTCTGACTCATCCAGAGATTCAAAGTTTGCCTCATCCGTGAAATCACTCATGTTTGGCGCCACCCACTCAGCACTTTCGGATTCCACACCTCTGTCCATGTACGGTATAGCTGCTTTGGACGACACCACGGCTTGGGTCAGACGATTCATCCCCCACAGCACATCCGAAATTTCCCACAGTCGCACTTCTTCCAGTTTCCGCACAGTTTTCCCGTTCAGAGTGACGAATGAAAAGCGAACTGGATCAAATGCGAAAGACATTTCCGTGATAGCACCCGTACGAATCCCCTCCAAGATCTCATTTCCTCTTGCCGTGTCCAGATATTCCCGAACCACAAGAAGTCCTCCACTTGCACCCTTCTGTACCAATGACGGTGGAAGTATATCTACGCCTATTTCCTGTATGTTACGAATTACCGCTATTGGTGGTTGTCGTGAATCGTGTTGCCAAAGAAACTTCACACGTGAAGAATCTTCTTGCAAGCTTTTCGCAAACGCTCCAGGTATGACGACATCATATCCGTCATCCACAACGCCGAAAACACAAGCAATTCCCGAAACCACCCTTCCATCCAAATTCGTAACAACAGATTCAGTGTTCTTATATTCCATGTTCACTCTCCCATCGAAACAATCGGCAACATCTGGCATCTACACCGTGCATGTGCTGGTGGAGCTTGCACTCCGATAGAAAATTCTTCATCCAATTTTCTAGCTTCTCCATGAAGATCTCTGCATATGGGACAAACCATTTCGTCTTGATTCGTGTACCACTTCTTGCCCTCCACAATTCCCAACTCACTCCAATACCAGAGATTGCCCGCACCATATCCACGTGTCACTTCTGTCTTCGCAATTTCTATAGCACGATCGTAATCCAACACCTTGTCCGCAATCGTGTTGATCAAATCATCAATACTTTGCCCTGTTCCATACCATCCTGCAATACTTTCCGAAATTCCTACTCTAGTTGTTTCTTCCAGCTCATCCAGAAGATCTGGAAGAAAAATATTCGTCCACAGAACAACAGCTTCATTCACGAAATCTTCTGAAAACACAACTCCAGCTTCAATAGATCCAAGGGCAATTTCGAATGCCCCGCTATATGCGTACAGCAAGACTTTCAGGAACTTATCACGAAATTCCGACCAATCTGAGTTAGACATCAGATCTTCCATATCTTTCCTTTGCCCGCTGCTCAACACGATTTTTGAAACTGTTGAATAGCTTATCCACACGCTGCGCTACTTCTTCTTCATGCTGCCGAAGCTTCTTATCCTGCACCGCTGGATCAGTGATAGAAATAGCTTCTTTCCGAACCAATGATTTGAGCCGAGCACTTTCTTCCATCACGCCAGAAGGCAGCATAAATACATCCCCATTCGGCACAGCTTCAAAACCAAGAAACTGCCGAAGCTCATTTCGTGTTATTGCTCCGCTTTCATATGCTTTTTGAATGCGTGCAAACTTCTGCTCCTCACTTTCACGAAGTGCGGGAATTTTCGTGTAATCCCAAATTAGACGAACACCCAGCTCATCTCCAATCTGGTTCTGCAGATTGTCGAGCATGGATTCATACATGGGAATCAGCATATCTTCCCACCATGTGCGTCTTGCTTCAGCATAGTTGGAGAAAGTGCTCCTGTCCAATCCAACCTTGAGCCCAAGGATAACTGGCGGTATACCTAGCACGGCGCAAACGCGTGATTCAATTCTGGCATCGAAACTATCGAAAGGTATTTCGTTCATGTTGGCGGAAATTTTTTGGTACTCCGCATCTGCATCCAAAATTGCTGGAACATTCCACGATCTCCATCCGCCATACTGTTCTTTCCACCTGGAACGAATGCTCTCCACTTGGGTTTCGGTGAGTCTGTTCTTTGTCTTCAGAATGCCGATCGGCATTGCCCCGTCTTGGAAATACGACTTCAGATATCCAGTTATATCCGCATCTGTATCCAGAAGCTTCGCAGCTACACGTGCTGGCGGTACCGCTGGAACGATACCTGATGGATCAGGAATCGGAATGAAAAGCACATCTTGCGGAGCAAGACGCACCGCATTCGAATCCACCACTCCAGAAGGTGTAATGAGAAAATGATCTATTGTCCCATCCGCTTGAAAATGGATCTGCACGATATCTGGACGAATTGGGGCAAGACCGACCACTCTTCCAGCACGTGAGCGAATTTTCTCAAAAAGAGCATATCCAGCTAGCTTTTGGAACACGATAGTCAGATACCACAGATCGGATTCACCCATGAACTGATTTGGTTTCCGAAAAACTTGTAGGGCATCTGCTTGATCTGGATCAGATTTTATAGACACTTGTGCTGCTGTGGATGCAATACGATGTATCGCAGCGTAGACAAGATCTGACCCCTGCCAGCCATACCGAAGCATCGTGTCGAAATTTGTTATACGATACTCAGGGAATGTTCGTGGAGTGACGAAGGATGCCGAAACATCCTTCGTCCATATGGAGGAAAAAAACGAACCAACCGTTTCAAAAATGCTCATCTG